TTGGAATGAAAATTAAACCCAAGATACAACCCAAGGCAGTACCGAAAGCCAAATCCCATGATGCGGTAGTAGCTCCCCCAGCAAAATCTGAGAGAGCATTACCGATACCAGCACCATAGACGACACCCAAGCCAGACTGGAATCTCTTAGGCAGATATTTCTCCACCTCGTAACCAGTCATAGCTCCGAATATCATCACTGCATTATCGATTATTCCGAAGACTATAAAGACCATAAAAGCATCCATGGTTATTCTCCGAATTTGCGATATAGCAATGCAAGATTCATAACCTTGATAGCATCTTCAATAGTCAATCCATGTTGCCTTCTTTCGAGAATAAAATCTCTAGGGTCATACTCGGATACATAGTCAGTCATATCGTAAGCGGAACATCCATTGGACAATTCCTCAGTCTCTAAAGTTGACCAAGCAATTTGATTCTCGTTTGTGATGTTCTCGTCTTCCAAATATTCCTTTGCAGTTTCGTATCTAACTACATCAAAAATTTCCATTAGTTCATACTCCAGTCGTAAGGGTTAAACAAATCAGATTCCACAAATCTCTTCAAGATAATCTGAGTAATCTCTTTGCCATCTTCCTTCATACTTTCTTCGTGCAAGTCATGAATCGAAGTACTAGGGAATCTCTTAGATAGACCCTTCTTTTCAATCTTCAGAAGTCTGAAGTAAATCAATGAAGCAACAGACCGCAATGTATTTCTTGCATCTGCAGACATCATTTCTAGTTCATTCATGAACCAGTTATATTCCTCTTCTCCATAGTGACCACTCAAATAAAATTGAGCAAGCATATCGAGCTTTGTGGAGTATTCCACTCCTAACGATTTATTTACATCGTTCAACATACAACACCTCCATAGTGTTTCGTTATTTGGCTATCTCATTCAGCTATGGCTAGCCACTTCCATAGGACACTAGAGGTATGTGTCGTCATAGGTTATTAAGGATGTCCGAATGGAATGACAGAAGCCATATGATGGGAAGATAAAATCTTCGTGTTGATGTCTAACCTCGTCAGAAGTTAGCGGACAATTTTCCCTATGTTCTTGTCTGGCTGGTTTACCCTCTTCAGACACTAGCACTTTATTTATCATTAACTGGTTATACCCTCTCAGTTCTTAGGGTCTTCGATTCGTTGGCTGGTCTGCGAGGTATCTTACACCTCCCTCGAACCAGCGACTACTTCTAGTAAGACCGCTAGAGCCTAGTGTTGAGTTATAAAGCCACTTTGCTATTGCTTCAGCTCCAAGGGAGCAAGTTCGTTTGTTTCTGTTCTATATATTTCCTTATCTAGTTATGGATATATTAGCAAAATACATATCAATATCAATAACTTTATAGCTAGCAAATTGTGAGCATAGTAAGAGAACCAGAGACTGGTTAATATATCTCCTATGAGCAAAGATAAAAAGCCAGCGTTGGAGCTGGTAAAGACAGGCAATAGTCTAACCATAAAACAACAAGCTTTCGTGGATGAAATTATCAAGGGCAAGTTGGGTAGTTACAAGGAAGCTTACGCTAAAGCTTACGATGTCCAGCTAACTAAGAAAGGAACGATACCTAAGTGGGTAGAAGTTGAAGCCAGTCGTCTGGTTTGTAACCCTAAGATATCCCTGAGCATCCAGAGAGCTTTAGAGAAGAAAGAGACCAGTGCAGTAGCTTCTAGCCTTCGGACAAGAAACTATGTCATTGAGGAGCTTTATAGGCAGTCTAAGGAAGCAGATACCTCAGCCAGTCAAGTAAGAAGCCTTGAGTTACTGGGTAAGTCTATTGGTTTGTTCTCTGATGTTCTGGAGACCAAGGAAGCCAGACAATCAAGTGATATCGAAGCAGAGATTGAGGACAAGATTAACCGCCTTCTGGAAGACCAGTCTGAGAAGTAGCTGGGTCGAGCCAGAGAATTGCGATCTTGCGTGCGTGCGTTCGCGTATGTAACCTTGCACCACCCTATTTCCCACTCCCTAATCGCACATACCCACCCCCCCAAAACTAGCCGTTGTCACATGACATACTATACATAGTAATTTACTCATATAATTATGTATTTTCACAAGGTTACTTGCTTTTTGCTAGCAGTGTTTTAGTTACCCCCACCCCCTTGTTCTCAGAATAAAGGGTTAGGATTCCTAGACCATCAAAAATTTTATGTAAATTTTATATTGACTTTTGTTGTGAAGAGGTCCAATATTGTATCATCTGTAGTTAGATATATCTAAATACTACATGTAGTAAGTACCTACTACTGTTTACTACATAAGTTTTTTAGAAGGTTTATAGTATTTAGTATATAGTTACCTTATGAATAAGCAGGTACTTAGTAAGTTAAGTAATTTAAGTAAAGACGATAAAAGAGAGTTATTGTCATTACTGGAAGAGTTAGAAACTGCTAAAGAACGAGAAGCCTGTGAAGATAAGTTCCTTTCTTTCGTAAACTCAATGTGGGTAGCCTTTATCCATGGTAAACATCATGAGATTATGGCTGATGCTTTTGAGAGGGTTGCGAAAGGAGAACTCAAGCGTTTAATTATTAATATGCCACCCAGACATACTAAGTCGGAGTTTGCATCTTATTTATTGCCTGCTTGGTTTCTTGGTAAGTATCCAGATAAGAAGATTATACAGACTGCCCATACTGCAGAACTAGCGGTAGGGTTTGGTCGTAAGGTTAGAAACTTAGTCAATAGTTCTGACTTTAAAAATATATTTCCGAATGTAAGCTTGCAAGCTGATAGCAAAGCTGCTGGTCGTTGGAATACCAACAAAGGCGGTGAGTATTTTGCTATCGGTGTTGGCGGTGCTGTAACTGGTAAGGGTGCTGATTTGTTAATCATTGATGACCCTCACAGTGAACAAGAAGGAGCTTCTTCAGATATCAATGTTTTTAATAAGACTTATGAGTGGTACACATCTGGTCCACGACAGCGTTTACAGCCTAAAGGTTCTATCGTTGTGGTCATGACAAGATGGCATGATAAAGATTTAACAGGACAATTAGTTGATGCTAGCATAAAGCGAGGTGGTGCAGACGAGTGGGAAGTCATAGAGTTGCCAGCTATACTGC